CGCCGTTCTCGTTATCCGGCGCCGCGTCTTCCGTGTAGGTCGGTACAGGGATATTTCCCGCGATACATAAATACCATGCCTGTAAAAGTTTAGCGCCTACGTTTATCATATCGTTACAATTTTAGGCCGTTTAATGTCGCCTGGCATAATTACAGAAACGCCGCTTTTTGTTTCGAAGTTTCTTTTTATGCGCTCTATCATCTTCGGCCAAACAATTTCTTTCTGCTTAAAAAAATAGGGGTGCGGTTTAACGCCATGTTTTAAAATACTCATAGCGATAGGCCATGCCGCCGCGTAATCTTCCGCCAGTTGGTTTACCTTACTGCCTGTGCGTTTCTTAGTCTTTACGCTATACGTGCCATGCCTGGACGTTACCGGGTCTTTACCCTTTCTGCCTAACCAGCGGACTATTGACCGTAATAAATCCATAAAATCGCCGCCTTTATACCCTTTAAATTGCTGCGCTATTGCTTCGGTGCCGGGTATCGCTCTATATTTTCCTTTCGTCCCAAATTCCATAAATGGCGCATAAAATTTCTGCGCTACTATTTCCGCCTGTAGATCCGTCCGCATAAAGTACGAAATACTGCCCTTTAGCGCTCCCTGATCTATCGGTACGTCCCTGCGGGCACCCGCCACCCATTCCGCCGCGGCGCTTTGTATTTCAGCGCTGACAATCTTTTTTATGTTCGCCGGCGCTTTAGCAAACTGCTGCTGAAATCCTTTTAATCCTTGTAGCTCTATTTTAAGCATCGTTTTTGCGTGTTGCTGAAAACGTCCAGTAAAATTTCTTTTCATCTACCCGGCGAATATTCGAAACGGTCCACGGTGTACCCTGGTAGGTTATTTTCCATTCGCAATTAGGGAATTTATCAAAACGAAATCGTACTAAAAAATCGCGGGTATGTGTTAAGCCTATTTGTCCGTTTAGGTAGTCCCGTCCGCCGCCGGATCCGGTTACTTCCGCCCACGTCCTATAAATGCCGGTCGGGTCCTCGTCCTGCGCTTCCACGTTGCGCCCGGTTGTCGGGTCAATCGCTACGGTTACTTTACGTAGTATAATTGGCTGGCGCTGTCCTATGCCCATAACGTAAGCCTCCTATATGGCAGCGCCTTACGTGCCGCCCTTTCGGTTAGTGCTTTGTCGGGTTGTTCGTCGCCCCTATGTTCGTAATTTTCGGCTATGTAGGCTTTTAATGCCGTCTTTAATCCTTTCGGACAGGTTGCCCGCGTGTAGCCTGCCGCGTAGTCCAGTTGTAAACGTTCGTGAAAACAGGTAATAAGTTTAGGAAATACCGTACCCATAAATTGATACGTATCTGCCGCCACTACGTCGCTATTCTCTTTTGTAATTACTATAGCGCCAGTAACAGGCCCGGGCAGTTCAATATCGCCGGCCTGGTTCAATAACCACACTTTTAACGTTTTGGGGATCAGCGTAACGCCGGTAAAAGCTTCTAACCAGGTCCGCCCTTCGGTTATCAGTTCTGCAATCAATTCGTCGTCATAAACAAACTCTTCGCCGGGGCTGTCGTCGGTCGGATCTAAACCCTCTAAGCGTAGATAATGTTTTACCTCTTCTACGGTTACAGGCTCTTCTACTTCGGCGCTTTCTTCGCTGGTATCTTCTACCAAAAATATATGGTTATACCGGGCGCCGATTATGCGCCCGGTAGTTATTTTGTCTTCGTTGGTTCGGTAATTCATTACCCTAAATTAGGTAAGGTTACCGAAATCACCATAGATAAAATAGTTGTCGCCGTAGATAGGAAACGCAATCCTCTCTTCTACCCTTACGGTCACTTTGTTCTCGCGAACGTTTATGCCGTCTTCGTAGAAAAATTCCACCCGTGGCGCTTCGCGGGTCAAAAGGTTTGCACCCATTACCCAATCACCGACGATAAATTTATCGGCCGCCATAGCGGTAGACCTGAAAACAGGTACGCCGGCAATATACAGGTTTCCGTTATTGATCGTTGCCAATGCCGTTGGCAAATCGTAGGTACCTGCGCCGCCCGCTGCCTTATTCAATAAGATAGCATAGTAATCGGCTGGGTTCAACAAAATTCCGTTTGCCTCACGGTCGTAACCTTCCAGTTGACTAATCGCCTGGACTAACTGTTCTACGTCAATCGTAGCGGACCCGGTAGGCGCCGTAAAATTGCCGGCGTCGGTGATACCTGACAAATTCGGGCTGGTACCGTCGCCAGTCAATAACTGGGTATCTTCGGCACGTAACAAAAGTTCAGGAAGGCGGCTTTGTAAAAAGGTTGTCATGCCCGGCACATCATCCAGCATTTTGCGGCTAATACGTAACCAGCCTGCTATATATTCGGCAGGTACGCTTGTTTCCAGCAAATCCAAATCGAATTGGTTCTTTGCTGTTCCTTCGGCTACTGGTAAAGGCCCGCTTTCGCCCGGTGTTTCCTTCACGTAGGCAAAATTCGAAAGTGACATACTACCGCCGCTTAAAAGTTCGCGGACGTGTAATTTGCGCTTTGGGAGTTCAATAATCCCTGGTTTCAGGTTTGTTACCGATACGTCGGCAGTTGAAAAGCTTGCGCCGAAAGTCATATCGCCAACTACTTTAAGTTCAAAACTTACGCTTTGCCCTTTCTTCATTGCGCGGATCTTATCGGCGTTTTCGTTAATACCCTCGCTTAAAAGAGTATTAAAATGTTTGCTTTCTTTTTTGGTAGTCAGTTCGCCGTTTACGAATTTATCGATAACGGGTTGGTTTTTATCTGCGGCGTCTTTCAGTACCTTAATTTCCGCTCTCGCTTCCGCTAATTCGGGCGCCAGGTCTTTAGGCGCTGCCGCTTTCAGCCTGTCTTCCAGCGCCTTTATTTGCGCCTCTGTTTCGGCTTTTGCTTGTTTGGAAATATCGCTTTGCAGGTTTGCTTTGAGGGTATCAAGTTGCCCTTTTATTTCTTCCGGTGTCATAATATTTGACGGGGTTTAATAAGAATTATTAAATAGTTTTAATCCATCTAACAAAACTGTACTTCCGACCGGGTCAAATGTCTTTTCGACGGGTTGAATGGCGTTTATTTCGTAAAGTTCTTTTAGTTTTTCAGTCTTTTGCGCCAGGTCAATTTCTGCCAGTTCTAAAGTGCCGTCAGATAATTTACCGGCCCGCAAAAGCTTTGCTAAATTATTAACTTGTTCTATAAGTTCCAAAAATTCTATTTTCTGCTCTTCTTTCGTTAGGCTTTTACCTACCGATAAAGTAGGTGTATTTACATTAGCACCCCATAAAACGGCGCTGCCTTCGTACAGCAAAATTTGCTTTATTAGCCTGTATTCGTCCGCCTTTCCTTTGTTCTGCACTTCGCTTTCCACGGTCTTAAACCCTACGCTGTGCTGGTTTATATGACCGGCGCCGTACATTATCAGCATGTCTTTACCCAATGTAGTTTGCGGTATTTGCGTAACGCCTACCAGGTAATCTTTCTCTACGTACAGTTCACTAAACTTTGCAATGGCGCTTTTCATACTGGCATCATGGTCGGTAAGGTGCCAAATTAAATTTGCACCCTTCGGCCCGCGTTCTGCCATAGTCCGGTTATACGCTTTAGCGTGTATTATATCTCCGTCGTAATCAAGATTGCCCATAGACGAAATGGCTACTTTTACACGGTTCGCGGTCGTATCTACATCAATTACGCCGCCGTTTATGTTTTTAATGCTGTAGTTTGTCATGCTCATATTTTATAAATCAATTACTACGTATTGAACGATTACTTTTAATGCATTAGCGGCATTGCCGCCTGTGTAATTTGTAACACCGCCGAAAACATCGGATAGGTCTAACGCTTTATTATCATAGCTAAGGGTAGTAACAATAGGGAATGTTATTGACGACCCGGCAAAATCCCCTGCCCCTGTGTAAAAGTCAACACACGGTATCTGTGAAACATAAATAGCCGCAGTATAGCCAAGTGCAGTAAACGCATCGAAGGGGCTTCCTATAGTCATCCCATCTACCGCTAACTGCCATGAGGCCCCGGTGATGTTTGTATAGGCCCCCGCAGTAAAATTAGAAATAGCTATACACGAAACAGGTATAATAGCCTTCCCTGCTCCTTGCGCTGCCACAAGTTCAAAAGGAGTAGTGGGTAGCGTTTTAATCTGCGCATCTGTTAATTCAACGGTAGCCGTTTTTAACAAGCTTTCAGAACTTCCGCCGCCAGCGTAAACGGGAAACGCCGCCTTTATAGCTGTCACAAATCCGCCTTTAGTTGCACACGGCGCACCGTCAAAACTGATATTCGCCGGATCTTCCGTAAAATAATAGCCGCCATTTACCTTAAATATTAAACCATCATCTTCAGCAAACACCCATTCTACTGCCTGGCAGGTATTATGCAGGCGCTGTGCCGTTACGCCGCCCACCTTAAAATCTACATAGTCGCCGTCCGTGTTGAACTGGTATGTCATATCGTTATAGTTTGCGTGCGCCGTATTTGTCCCGGAAATATTACTACGGTTGTTTTGCGCTTCGGTATTAAATTATCGTTTGCGTCCCGTTTAAAAGTATAACTGGCATGGCAGCGGCAGTTTATTACGCTTTCCGCCTTGCCGCGTGGATCCCCTGGGAATGCTAATTGGTCGCCGTTTCGCGGGTCGTGGAAAACGTCGCCGGCGTTAATTTTGATACCGTCCAAACTCCAATGGTCTGCGTGATCTTTCATGCCGTTAACCGGATTACCGCGAACGCGGTTATCTTCGGCGCTTTGCCATTCCTTCATTTGTTCGTACTCGCTGGTTTCCGCCTGCGCCGTACTGCCGACGTTAGCCGCCCGGTTTACTTCGGTTCGTACTATGCGGGC